AGGGCGCGTCTTGTCAGGTGATCGTGGCAATGGTTGACACGGACTATATTGAGATTTGGGTTGAAAACGATACGTCCACAACTGCCGTGACGGTTAGTGAGTTGAACGTAATTGTGGAGGCGCTGAACTAAATGACACGCCGCCTGCCTAAAGCTGTGCGCGAGGCTATGGCCCGCCTAGAGCCGCAAGTGCAGGCGGCTTTCCTTGCTGCTATTGGCGACATCAGGCGGACTGTTGATGTCGCGTTGGTCACGCGGCTAATTGAGGGCGGCGATATCGAGGGCGCAATTCGTGCGATGCGGTTTGAAGCGTCATTGTTCGGGCCGATTGACCGTGCGCTAGAAGAAAGCTTCAGGGGCGGCGGGATTGCAGCGATTTCTGGATTGCCTGTTATCAAGGACCCGTTTGATGGTTCGCGCGTTGTGCTGGGCTTTGATGGTCGCCACCCAAGGGCAGAGGCATGGGGCCGCGATATGTCGTCAAGGCTTATCACGGGGCTGGTGAACGAACAGCGAGAGGTTGCGCGTGCGGTCATTACGCAAGGCATCGAAGCTGGACGCGGGCCAAGGGCTACGGCGCTGGATATGGTGGGCCGCATTAACCGCGCTACAGGGCGGCGTGAGGGCGGGTTTATAGGGTTGGCCAATAATCAGGCAGGATGGGTCCAGAATGCACGGGCAGACCTACAGGCGGGGCGCTATGGGGCCTATCTAAGCCGTGACTTGCGACAGCCTGCGCTGGATAAGATGATCGCCCGCGCACAGGCATCAGGAAAGCCATTGAGCGAGGCGGAAATTGACCGCGCAATAACGGCATATCAAAACAATGTGCTGCGATATCGTGGCGAGGTCATTGCGCGAACAGAAACGCTTTCGGCGTATCGTGCGGGTCGTTCCGAGGGGTTTCATCAGCTACGGGACACAGGGTCCGTGCGCGACGATCAATTCACGCGCACATGGTCAGCGACTGGCGATAAGCGAACGCGGGACAGCCATGAGGCAATGGATGGGCAGACAGTGCAGGGGCTAGAAACGCCATGGCAGTTAGAGACAGGCACGGTGATGTATCCCGGCGATCTGGACGGGACTGCGGGGCCGGGTGATGTCATCCAGTGCCGGTGCTTTGAAGATATTACGATCAAGCAGGATGTTTTGCCTTGACGCGGTGACGGGTTGCGCGTATCAAGGGGGCAGGAACCACGAAAGGAAACACAATGAAAACCACAATCGCACTAATCGCAGCGCTTGCAATGACAACGCCAGCATATGCGCAAGATGAACCAACCGCAGAGGAATGGTGCGCACAAATTGCACTGATGGCCGAAAGCATGATGAAGGCGCGTCAAGGCGGGGTCAGTTTGCAAACGGTTCTTGATATTGTCGCGGAAAATATGCCATCCGCGCGTGATCTTGTTATCGCGGCATGGGATGAGCCAAGATACAGCACCCCGCAAATTCAACAGCGCATCATTGGCGACTTTCGGGATCGTGCGCACTTGGATTGCCTGCGGGGTAACACCTAGCCACCACCCCAAAAACATGCTAAAACTAAAGGGCGGCTTCGGTCGCCTTTTTGCATGGGTGCTATATGGCTAATTCTTTCACCGCCGACATACGAAACTGGAACGACAAGGCCAAGCGCAACATGCGCGGGATTATGCGCGAGGCAACGCAAGCGGTGATTACTGATGCGCAGAAGCCAGTTTCCAAGGGCGGCAATATGCCAGTTGATCTTGAGAATTTGCGCGAAAGCCTAGTTAGCGGGCTAAACGGCTCGTTCGGAAAGCCGGATATTGACAGCTATGTTCTGACGATTGCGGGCATGAACCCAGGCGATACAGCGCAGTTTGGCTGGTCTTCTGACTATGCCCGCGCCCGTCATTACAAGCCAGATAGCTTTGGGCAGGGCGGCGGCATGTGGCGTGACAAAGCCGCGAAACAGTGGGATACTATTGTCGACCGTGTAGCAAAGAGGTTTAGCGAATGAAAACCAAGGACATCAGCAATGCAATTAAGGCCCGCGTTGATGCGGCGGCTCTTGTCTGGCCTGTAGCTTGGCCCAATCAAGACGTGCTGGACCCAGCGCCACAGCCCCGCATTGAGTTGACCATTGACCGCAACACCGACACCAGCGCACCACTTCAAGGCGGGCTTGTGCGGTCCGAGGGCTTTATTCGTGCGCTGTGCATCGTGGCCAAGGGCACATCCACCAGCGCGGTTGAAGATAAGGCCGAGGAATTGCGCGACCTATTCCCCAAGGCGTTAAGATTGCCAGTCGCGGGCGGAAATGTTACTATCACGGATACGGCAAACATTGCCGCTGGATTTCGTGATGGCTCCGATTGGGTTGTGCCTGTCATAATCCCGTATCGTGCAGAGGAAAGCTAATGGTTAAGAAGGTGAAGCGCGTTCAGATGGTAGACAAGCGCGGCAACATTGCCCGCCCATACCCTGACGCTGTAGATAAATGGATTTCGGCAGGCTGGACGCTTGTTGAGGTGGCCGAAGCGCAGGCCGATGACGATCAAGATGCGCGTAAAACTGTCATGACAAAGGATATTTCTAATGGCAATTCGTAACTATATTGGCAGCACGCTTTACGCATCTGCCGCACTTCCTGCAACAAATAACGCTGCGGGCTTTGAGGCTTTGACGTGGACCAAGGTTGAGAAAAACACAACGCTGCCAACTTTCGGTTTTACCCATACGCTGATTACAGCCGACCCGCTGGAGAGCGGCGTCACTGAAAAGGTAAAAGGCATGGGCGTCGGCCAGGCGTCTGACGTTGCTTGTGAACTTGTTGATGCTGATGCGGGTCAGGCGATCTTGCGCACATCCGCGCGTGACAATGAAGGCAACATGTCCTTTAAAATCGGCTTTGGTTCCGGCGCTGATAACGCGCTAGTCACTGGCGATGAGGTCATATATGCACAGGGCATCAATCACTCTTATCGTGATGTCGAAGGCAACGGCACCACATCACGTGGATTCACTAGCACGTTTGATCAGACGCTTGTAGAGGTTAACGCAACAGAGCCGGTCTAAGGTTCATCGTTAATATGGGTCGCGTGCATTTGGGGTGATGTGCGCGGCCTAAACCCCAAACCCCATGAGGACAACACAATGGATTTTGCAGACTTTGATCTAGCAACCGCTGCCGAGGCTGGCACTTGGCATCATTTCGAAATGAACGGTTCGCCGCTTTATCGCCAAGATGACAACAGCATCGGCGCGACTGAAACCGACAAGCCTTGCCGCGTATTGCTCAAGGGCATTGGGTCTGATGCTACAATGGCGATCCTGAAAGAGATTACCCGCGTTGAGCAGGCGCACCAATTCCGACTGCAACGATCCAAGGACAACGAAATTGAAGGCTTGATTATCAAGCTAGAAGAAAAGAGCGAGGGCGCGATGAGGCGTCTTATCTTGGCTTCAGTTTCCGATTGGGAAAACATCGTGATCAGCGGCAAAGACGCGGAATGCAATGCAGAAAACAAGCTGAAGGTCTGCGGGCCCAAGACATCTTTCTTTGCGCAAACGTATCAGCGGGTCTTGGAACGTCACGATTTTTTGAAAGACGCCGCGAAGAACTAACGACCTTTGCGGCAATGGTGGGGTGGCTTCAAGTCACCCCCGAAGGTTCCGAGATCAAGCGGGCGGATATGCGGTCAGAGCAACCGCCCGAAATTGATCCGATTGATAGCACGCTGGACCACTGGCGATCCCTTGGCATATGCGGCCAAGGCGATGCTGGGCCGGCTCCTTTGTCGTGGGCAGAGTTGCAGTCCTACGCATCGTTGTCAGGGGGTGAAAAACCTGCTATATTCTGGGAAACATTGCGGGGAATGTCAGTGGCCTATGTGAATGCACTAAACGACAAGTCGCCGTTGTCCATTGCGCCGATTAATAGGGGTCACAATGGTTGATTTTGCCACGCTTGGAATGCGCGTCGATACGTCTGACCTGAAAAAAGGTGAACGGGCGCAGGATAGTTTTGCGCGAAAGGCTGAGCAAACCGAAGGCAAGACGACAAAGGCCACGGCTGCAATATCTAGCGGGTTCCGGCGGATGGTGCCCGCGATCACTGGCGCTATTGCCGCTCTTGGTGCTGGCGTTGGTATTGCGGCGGCTATCCGTGAAGCCGAAAAGTTTCAAACAACGATGTTTCGCGTTGAGGCTGTTATTAAGGCGACAGGCGGGGCTGCGGGGCGATCTGCCGACCAGTTGCGCGAACAGGCTAGGCAGATTGCACTAGGCACGCTTGAAAGCACAGAGGGCGTATTGCGTGCGCAACAAACGCTTCTGACATTCCGCAAGGTTCAGGGCGATGTATTTGACCGGGCTATTGTTGCGGCTGCTGATATGACGGCGGCTCTTGGTGGCGATCTGAACAGCGCGACATTGCAGCTTGCCAAGGCGCTGGAAAACCCGCTTGAAGGTATTTCCGCACTTTCACGATCCGGCACGGTGTTTACAGCCGCACAAAAGGACATGGTGCGGGCGATGGTTGAGGCAGGTCAAACCGCTGAGGCGCAGGCGTTTATTCTTGACGAGTTGGAAGCCCAATATAAAGGCACGGCAGAGGCCGCTGCGGGTGGCCTTGCCGGTGCGCAGGATACGCTTGGGCAGGCCATGCAAGAGTTGAAATTGGTTATCGGTAACGCGCTGTTGCCGACTATGATGGAACTTGTCAAAATTGCAACGGGCATCGTAAACGGCTTTGCATCAATGACCCGCGCAGTTGGCGCTTTCTTTAGCGCAATCGGCGGGATGGACTTGTGGAAAACTCAGGTTCAACTTGCTATGATTGCGACCGACAATTTGACGCTTTCAATGGGCGATGAAATAACCGCAATCAATGAACTTGCTGCGGTTATGAATAGCGAAAGCACGATGACGCTTGCGTTCGCGCGGGACAAGTTGACACAGGCACAAGCGCACCTGGCAGTCGCGGCTGCTGCAAGAGAGGAAACACAAAGCCTTATTGATAATCAGGTAGCGCTTTTGGAATTGGAGCGCATTCGCCGCATGGACGCCCTGGGGGTTCTTCGTCAGGGTACTGAAGCCTATGAGGCAATGGAGCAAAGCATTGCTAATGCGATTACTCAACAGCGCGATTTGCGGG